AGCCTGCCAGTTGACCGACTTGATCACTGGGTCAACCGCCTCTGAAACCGGAACCTCCGCCCCGGTCAACTTGGCGTTGTCGGCCAACCCGATGCTGCATAATCCGCGCTTGCTCGATAGGAACCAGCAATCCTTGCCAACCGATGTGATCACCTTTGAGTTGATGGCCCCATAATCCAACGTGATGGTGTCCAACACAACACTCTCCAACGCACCGTACACATTTGATATGCGATACACCGAATGTTCCTTGAACGCCAAGAGAGTGCCGGTGGTTTCGTCCATTACTTTTAACCCAACAAGGGAGTCTGAGGTTCCCGTATTTATACGAAACTCAGAAAGTATACTTTGGTACCTCGTTGGATTCAAAAAATCCGAAACTATAACCTCGTCCCTACTTATGGGGATGAACATCCTGTTCTGATAAAAGATGCCTGTCTCCGCATTCGGGATGCTCTCGGTACCGTCACCAGCCTCGTTCTCCTCTAAATCGGTATCTGTCTCCTTCTGCTCCACCGACTCCAAGCCGGTGACCATGTTTCGGAGGATCAACGGTCGCTTGTCGAAACCCCGAAACACCAACACCTCATGGAATGCCTGAACAAACTCAACCGACTCGGCAAAGGCTTCACCGTCTGGCATGGGGATCGCGGAGAAGTAACTATTCTCAGATGCCCCGTAAAGGCCCGTAGAAGTGGCCACAAGAACAGTCTCGTTGCCGTTGGGGTCATTAAACGTCCCAACCCCGTAAATCGTTCCTAGACCATAAATCTTATGCCCCGTGACTTCCTCCCAGTTGGTGCTGTCAATCGATCCTTCGCTCAACGGGGGCTTGATGTCCTCGTTGGCGTTGGCCTTGCGCTGGAACACCGGCCCTATGTCGGAGTTCGATGCTGGGCCGGTTGTGGCGGTGAGGACAACCGATGCGGGCTCGGTCAGGGTGACGCTACCAACCTCACCAGCCCAATGCTCGTCGGCTTGAATCTTGATCTTGGAATAATCGGCACCACTTGCCGTAATAATCTGGCTAATGGTTCTCGGGAAGGGGCCATCGGTGATCCGTATGGGGCTGCCAGCACCTCCGTTGCCAATGAACACCGTCAAGCCACCATACCCCTTTGTTTCGATATCCAACTTGTTGAGGTGAACCGTTCCCTTTATTGTTTCCACCCCTGACCCTGAGTTGTCGGTCGTTATAAAAGACGCACGGTTCTCAAAGTATAAAGCCTTCCCAACTTTGATTGCGTTGCCGCTAGGGTCGTTATGGGTTTGGTGTAAAGTTTCGACAGTTAACGTCTGTTCTTGGTAGCCGGTTAACCCGTCAGTCAAGTCGCCAACCGACAACTCCCCAACCATTTTCGCATCACCAGCCGCCGCCGCCGCCGAGAGAACAAACTTTGCTGAAATTGTTGTGTTGTCGAACCAAAGCAACACAGCCCCTGAAGGAAGCGCAGAAGGCAGCGCCTCCACCACAAAAGGGCTGGACACCAAACTGCTAAACGTCCCCGTGTAACTGGTGCCTGATGTCACCACCTTAACCGACATTCCGTAGCCGGTTGTCACCCCATCGGTGGTGGTACCTTTTATGGTGACGGCAGGGATCATCGACTTGATGTTTATATCCACCCCGTACTGGCTGAGGTTGTCAGCCCCTATTTCTTGGTTCAGGTTTATTAACGAACCTGAAGGCTCGGAAATCTTCGCCACATCGTTTGTCGCATCCAATGTCCACGCCCCCTCTGTGTTTGCCGGGGTGTGTTCCTTGTGCCAAGGCTGTCCCGACTGTGCTGCACCTGTGAATGCCGTGTTACTTACAAAGTTTGAATCACTAATTTCGTTGACTACATTGATCAGCCCAACACTTGTGCCCGTCTCGTTGTCAACCAATGCGGCACCAGTAAGATTGCCCACCAATGAAGTCGCAACAGAGTCGGCTGAAGAGGTTAACGTAAAAACACCACCGTTGGTAAAGGAAACAAAATCACCTGACTCCAAAGCCCCGCCGATTGCATCAACCACAATCGTTATCCCGGTTGCTATAGCGTAACCTGACGCATTGTTGACGGTAACGCCCCTTATGTTCCCGCCCTTCTTGCCCGAGAACAAAACCTTCTCGCCAGCGGCATACGCTTTGTTTTCGTAAACCTCGACGTTAGACCAATCCAAGCACTTGGTGCCTGCACGGGTTCTGATTCTGCCCTTGTCGAACCGAATGTTGTTGGCAAGCGCAACGTGACCCTGCGGAACCTGTGATGGCTCCACGTTCATGTTCACCCCCATGAAGGCAGCATCACCGTCAGATAGTGGATCGGGTATAGGCATTTACTTACGTCTTATTATCCGGTTTAACCTCGCTACCTCCATCAATGCTGACCGAGTGAACGCTGGGGCGTTGGTCGCCGCTATCGGGAACTGGGGGTGCGCGGTCAGGGTCGAGACTCCATTCAGGTCTTGATACTCCGTTGTCCTGCACCCCGCTGTTAGCGTCAGCAATAGCCCTGTCAATATGATCAAGTTCTTCTTCATATTTCTTTACCGCCCTTGCCTCGTTCAGCGACTTGGCTATATGTAAAAAAAGCCGTTCTATGGAGGGAACGGCTCTGATTAGCGATATGATAGCCGTTAGTACCCCCCCCACTAGGTCACCTTTTCCTCTACCTTAGCAACCCCATGCCTCAAGAAAACGGCCAAGGCCGAAGTAACTACCAGTTGCAGCATCTCACCAAACTCAATATCTCCAGTGAAATAACCCCCGACAGACCCTGCGATTGCTGCCACAGCAGCCCACAATGTTTTTGACGTTAATAACTTCTTCATCGGCTTTTATACAAATCGTGTGTTTTCATACACACATACGCTAAACTCACTAAACTAATCAAAACCTTTAGAACTACGTCAATGTCCAAGAGAATGTTCCCTGTTCCAATTGCTGTAGCCCCTAATGTTTTGATTAGGTCTAGGTCTAGCCTCATTAGAAAAATTCTAAAACCCTACAGTTGGTTCCAGTAACGAAAATCGGCCCCTGATAGTTCTCAAGCGTCCAATGTGTATCCGCTGCCACAACTATAGCATCATTGCCAGAGTTAAACTTAACCGTTCCCGCTCCTGTACCGTTATTGATAACCGCTTTTCGCCTATCCACGTTAGCCTCTATAGTGTCGTTCGTGACGGATTGCTTAACTTTAAGTGATCCCGCTATTCTTACGTTATTTGCCATTTTTACCTTCCTTTACAACTTCAGGTTCTAAAACTTCCTGTGATCCGTTAGGTTGTTCCTCTAAACCGCATTCTTGCATTATAGCGCGTGCAGCGTTTGCCACAACCTCGTGTTGCTGACGGTTTAGGTTCGCGTTTCCACTCGCAGTGTACAGTATGTCGAGTGCCTCTTTTAGTTTTTTTCTGTCCATTTTAGTATGTTGCTACTTTCACTTTCCTAACTTGACCTTCTTCTCTAATTAGAGAATCGATCTCCAAGGAAAGTAATCCTTCCGCTTTTTGCTCCTCCAACCCTGCTGGGGTGCCGTTAGCGGTTAAATAGTCTGTAAAAATACCTTGCATAAGATACCCGGTAAACCGGCTGGGGATTTCCACCTTGTCCCACTCTGATGTGACAAAGCTGTTTGCATCTGTTCCCGTGTTTGCTTTATAAAAATTATTAACGTGGTAAACCTGAGCGTTTAACGGGTAGGAGGCTGCAACGTAAACATCCCCGGTCAAATCCACCCTAGCCTTTCTGTACTCAACGAACACGCTCGTCTGGTCTCCCCGTGTGTATATAAACCTGTTAGTTCCATCGTCATACAGCCTATAACTCTGGGGGATGGCCTCCACAGTTAACAGCGGGTCTTTCTGGTACACCTCTATAACCTCACCCATGCTGCTGGTAAGCGTGAACTTGTTGGCGGCACTGGTTGTAAGTTCTTCAACTCTTATCAAATCCGGCCAAGCAGCCGAAGGGTAAGCAATAGCTAGGCGCCTGTTAGATAAGTCCCGAACTTGCTTAAAAAAATGGCTGGGCAAGTTTTCCCTGTCCAGCCCTGCAAGTTGAGCTACCCCGTATAATACAGTTCCAAAATCTAACGATAACATCAGCTATGTGCCTTCTGGTATTTCGGGGTTGACCCATGCCCCACTTGGAGCTTAGTGCCTTTGCTCTTCACCTTGCATTGTGGGTTGGCCGTTAGGTAGTTGTCCATGAACTTCTTGTCCCTCCAACAATCATAACCTAACCGCTGCCCCCAGTAATGATAACTATCCGCGCTTATCTGCGCTTTCATGGCGCCCAAGCCGTCAACCGACTTGCGCTCCGTTTGGTTGGCCTGCCCGAGCCGCTTTTGTGCGGCCCGGGCTACAACCTTTTGCCTGTTCCAGCCCGTCTTGAACTCGTCAAGCATCCCATCGATGAGAGACTCATCGAGCCCTTCTAGGCTAACAAGCATGAGACCGATTAAGCGGAACCAAACTTGCCAAACCCCTTGGGGTTTTTCACGACGAGCGAGGCGACTGCTTCCACAATTCGACCTTCACCCGATCCCGAGTTGGGAATAGACTGCACCCGAGGGAGCATCCCGTACCGCAGCTCAGCCATCTCCATTGGGATAATATATCCCCGAACAACCTCTGGAACGAAGTTATCGACATGGATGTTGAGCGTACCAAAATCACCCTC